CTATGCCTCCAACTCCTATGGCGTGCTTTTCGGCTTCTCTACGAAATCGCAGCTCGCCGCGTAAGCGGGTAATCTGCCGCCCTTTGTGGCGGCAGATCCCCGGACTAGCAGGGACCCATAAAATCAAAACAACAGACGCCGCGTAAGCGGCCCGCGATTTTCGGAATCGGGGTGATGAGATCCTTGCAAAAGCTCCCGCCGTGAAGTAGAATCGGCTGGGGGTGAGATCATGTCTACCATCAAGAGCCAGCGCAACACATCGGAGATGGAATTCCTCGCCACGGCGCGGACGCTGCAGAAGCAGACGGCAGCCCGGTGTGTGAGCATGCCGAAGCGTTACACCTTTTACGGGAACACAGAGCTTTATGCGATCTCCAAACGCATTTACGCCGCTGTGAAGAAGGGAAACAGCGTATACCCTTTGAACCAGCACGAGGTACAAATGCGGCGGGATTACTTCATCGAGGCGAGCTGTGAGCTGCAGGACTACGTTTCGCAGCTTGAGCTTCACTATGAGATCGTGCAGTTTGACGCGAAAATCATCAAGGAATTGATGGCACTCGCGGAGCATGAGATCGTATTGGTCAAGGCCGTGATGAAGAAAGACCGCGAACGGTATAAAGATCTGCCTTAACTGAATACGGGTTATGTGCTGTTACATGCGCCGGGAGGATGGTTCTCTGGACCCGTTCGCCTAACACCAACAATACCAACAATTTCTACTATGTTCAGGCGTCCGGTGCCAGCAACAACAACAATGCCAACAACTCCTATGGCGTGCTTTTCGGATTCCCTCCCATAAGGCTTCCACACTGCGACAAAGTAACCTTCTGGCGAAATCGGAAGGTGGGGAGAGAAGGAGCACATGACCCTCCAGTGATGGTAAATATATGCCCCGATGCGTCCGGGCGGACGCTGCTTGCATGGCGGCGGTTGCAGGTAATCCGCCGTTTCATGCCCGGTGACGCTATGCATCTATGTGGAACCTGTCGGCAGGTGTACGGGGCAATCTTTGAGGTGTGACATGACAAGCGAGGAGAGAAGAGAGATCCGCTATCAGCGCCGCCGCGCCGCGCGGCTGGCAAAGAGAACGGAGCGCAACCGGCTATACGACGATTTTGATAAGGTCTTTTCCTTTGAGAATCTGTATGCTTCCTATCGGAAATGCCGCCGAGGGGTGAGCTGGAAAGCGTCAGTGCAGAAGTACATTGTGCAGGCTCCGCTGGAGGTCTACAAAACCTATGTGCGGCTGCATACCGGAAAATACAAAAGCCCGGGGTTTCACGAGTTCGAGCTGTTTGAACGTGGGAAGCACCGGCATATCCGGAGCTGTACGTTTGGGGAGCGTGTCGTGCAGCGGACGCTCTGTGACCAGGCGCTTGTTCCCGTTCTGGGAAAGACTCTAATCCATGACGACGGCGCGACAATGCCGAAGAAGGGATATGACTTTGCAATCCGCCGGTATGAGCAGCATCTGCGTGAGCATTACCGGAAGCACGGGGCGGAGGGTTATGTCCTCATGTTCGACTTTTCGTCCTTCTTTGATCGCGTGAGACACGAGGTGCTGGGAGACATCCTCCGGAGAAACTTCACGGACACGCGAATTATCGCGCTCACAGAGCATCTCATTGGGATGTTCGGTGATGTGGGTCTCGGTCTCGGGAGCCAGATCTCGCAGGTGCTGGCGCTGGTTTCTGCGAACGAGCTGGATCACATGGTAAAAGAGCGGCTGCGGATCCGCGGGTATGGCCGGTATATGGATGACGGGTATCTGATCTCTGACAGCAAGGAGGAGCTGCACCGGGCGTATGCGGAGATTCAGAAGATGTGCGAGAAGCTGGGGATCCGGCTGAACACCAAGAAAACGCATATCTCGAAGATCTCCCGCACGACGTGGCTCAAGACGCGGTTTTACCTGCTGCCGAGCGGGAAGATCGTCAAGAAGATCTATAAGCGCAGCGTGACCGTCCAGCGACGGAAACTCAAGGCCCTGCACCGGAAGATGGAAGCGGGCGTCGTTTCCTTCGAGGACATTGACCGGAGTTATCAATCGTGGGATGGGTACGCAAGAAGATTCAACAGTTACAACACGCGGCTGTCCATGCGGCGGCTGTATTACTCGCTCTATGAAAAGGAGCTGACAGAATATGATTTATATCAAGGTTTTAGACCGTGACGGAAATCTTCGGCGCGTGGATGCGCTAGAGGACCCATTCTTCGTGCGGCATGAAAACGGCGTTCTGACGCGCTGCCGGGAGGCGGTGGCGGAGGGGCTTCTGCTGGATTCGGATCTGGTCGTGAACTACGGTGCCGGTCTCGGCGCGGAGCTGACGGCGGAGCAGATCCCCGTGGCGGAGTATGACACGTTGCAGGTGGACCCGCCGGATCCGGAGGACACGGAGCCGGAGGTGCCGGACGATACTGAACGGCCCATGACCCGCGCCGAGCTGACGGAGAAGGTCAATCAGCTGGAGGAGCAGCTGGAGGCAGCAAAGATCCTGTTGGGGGTGAGCGAATGAGCAGCCTTGTGGATCTTGCGCGGAAGCTGCGCCCGTACATCGAAACAGCGGCGCAGGGCCTGCCGGACGCGGACGCGCTGGAGGCGACGGCCCTCTTTCCCATGTGGAAGCCGGGGCAGGCATACGAGGCCGGACAAAAGATCCGTCACGACGGCGTGCTCTACACCGTGCTGCAGAGCCACACGTCGCAGGCCGATTGGAAACCGGCGGACGCGCCGAGCCTGTTTGCAAAGGTACTGATTCCTGACCCCGACGTGATCCCGGAATGGGAGCAACCCGATTCTACGAACCCTTATATGAAGGGCGACAAGGTGCGCTTTGACGGCAAGGTGTACCGCAGCCTGATTGACGGGAACGTGTGGAGCCCGGCGGCATATCCGGCGGGCTGGGAGGAGCTCCCCTGAATAATTCGCCCAATTTCATAATAAAACCGATGTTCTGATTCCAGAGCATCGGTTTTTCATTGGAGGAATGAACATGATCCTGAAACAAAGCTATCTGACGGAAAACCCTTGTTATTACCGGAACGTGGTAAAGTATGACAGCAGGTTTTCCACCTTCCAGCAGCGCGGCCCTCTCGGGCTGATGTTGCACAGCATCGGATGCCCGCAGCCGAGCGCGAGCGTTCTGATCAACAGCTGGAACAAGCCCAGCTTCTATGATGCCTGTGTGCACGGCTTTATCGACGGCAACTCCGGCGTTGCCTATCAGACGCTGCCTTGGAACTTCCGCGGCTGGCACGGCGGCGGAGTGAGCAATGACACGCACATCGGCGTTGAAATGTGCGAGCCCGCCTGCATTCGTTATACCCGCGGCTCCAATTTCACATGCTCTGACTATGCTCAGGCACGGGCCGTCGCCCAGCGTACCTACAACACCGCCGTGGAGCTGTTCGCCTACCTCTGCAAGATCTATCATCTGGATCCGCTGAAGGACGGCGTGATTGTCAGCCACGCGGAAGGGTATAAGCGCGGAATTGCCACGAACCACGGAGACCCGGAGCACCTGTGGCGTGGCCTTGGTATGAGCCTCACTATGGATGGCTTCCGTAGTGACGTAAATAAAAAATTGCATGAGGAGGAATTTGACATGACGAGAACCGAACTTATTCAGCTGATTCAGGACACCACCGGCGCTGTTGCGTTTAAGGACGTGCAGGACGTTCCGAGCTGGTGGCGCGATGAGATTCAGAATCTGCTGGACGCTGACGCGATCAACGGCGGAACCCCGCGCGAGAAGGATGACGACGACGTGAACCTCACCTACACCGAGGCGAAGATCTGCGCGATCATGGCCCGCTATGTGGACCACAAGATGAACGCCTTGGACAAGAAGCTCGAGGCAATCCTGAAGAAGCTGGAGGGCGTTTGAAATGGATTGGAGATACTTTGTTGATAATTTTCAGTTCGTTTCCATCGGCTGGGCTTTTCTTCTGCCTCTGGCTTTGGAGGCCATCGACTTTCTGACCGGCTATGTGAACGCCTGCATCAAAGGCGAACGCAGCTCATCCCGTATGAGAGAGGGCGGAGGCAAAAAGTTTGCGGAGGCCATGTGCCTGCTTGTGGCGCAGCTGTTCACATGGGCCATGGGTCTGCCGAGCGCATTTGTCTATATGGTGTCTTTCTACATCTGCTTGATGGAGACGATCAGCATCATCGAGAACATCAAGCATCTGGGCGTGAAGGCTCCGGCAAACGTCGACCAGGCTATTGCAAATTTGAAGGATGAGCTGTATGATGAAAATGCCCCGGAAGAGTCTGATGAGGGCGAAAAATAACACTGTCGACGTGTTCAACGATTTCAAATTCTATTGTTAACGCACTACTAACAGTAGGCAAAAAACCGTTGATTTTCCTAGGCTCGGGATTGAATGGGGTTCAAGAGGCCCCGAGTTCGAATCTCGGCACTCGGACCATGAAGAAAGCCTTGAAACCGTTGATAAATCTCGGTTTCAGGGCTTTTTTCTGTGTTTCAGAACTAAGACGCCTAGACACCTGAAAAACCCAAAAAATACGCTCTATTGTTAACGCTATTATTAACGCACATTTGAGGCGGGAAGCCCCGATTCTTGAAGAAATGCCCGAAATATTGAAGAGCCGCACCCTTTGAACAAGGGAGCGGCTCTTTTCTTATTTTTTGTTCAGATTGCGTCTGTGATCCGGCGCAGGTCGCTGATGGGAGCATCTTGGTAATACTTCAGCTGCTCCTCGCTGGCGTGGCCGATCAGGCTCTGCTTGTCTTTCGAGGAACCGTCCACGCGCTTCATGAGCGTGGCGAACGTGTGGCGGCAGCTATGCGGCGTGTACTTGTGCCTCTGGATGCCGGGGGCAATCTCTATCATGGGATTGTCGATGCCCGCAGCGTCCAGCACGGCGTAGAACGCGTCGGTGAAGCTGTTCCTTGTCCATTGCGTGCCGTCCGCTCGGCAGAAGATGG